CCCCCTTATGATTTTTAGTACAAAAGGGGTAGGGGGGTATATTTTTTTAGAACCTTTAGCGAAAAGCAACATAAACGTTTATGTTGGTTTGGGTTTTCTATAGGTTTTGACTATCAGAAATGGGGAATCGATAGTGGCCAAAATAAACATGAAATTAAGTAAAAAGGATAAATCGTATGATGAATGCATGGAGATCATTATGACGCCCGCGCAGAGGGAAGTTTTTCTTATTGTGGATGAGTGGTGGAAGATGTATGGGTTTAGTCCTAGCCTTAGAGATATTGCGCACCAAAGGGGGAAGATGGGGCTTGGGAATACAAGTGAGATTGTGGATAGGTTAGTTAGAGTTGGCGCGTTGAAGAAGTTAAAGAACAAAGGTCGGTCGATACGGCCTGTGTATATAAACTTTAGGAACTTGGAATGAACGTACATTTTTCTAGTGCAACAGATTTATGGTCTACGCCCATAGATTTTTTTAACAAGTACAACGAGCAATATGGCTTTGAACTTGATGTTTGTGCAAATGCTGAGAATGCAAAATGCCAAAGATTTTTTACAAAAGAAGATGACGGGCTGTCAAAAGAGTGGAGTGGTATATGTTGGATGAACCCGCCGTATGGAAGGGAGATAAGTAAATGGATGAAAAAAGCTCATGAATCTTCTTTGGCGGGAGCTACTGTTGTTTGTTTGGTTCCTGCTAGAACTGACACTGCTTGGTGGCATGACTATGCAATAAATGGAGAAATTGAATTTATACGTGGCCGTTTAAAGTTTGGTGGTTCTAAGAACTCTGCGCCTTTTCCATCTGCTGTTGTGGTGTTTAAAAATAAATAATGACTGAAAAAAATAAAAAAGTCGCTCCGCCGGGGAGTTTGTTGGATAAGTTGCTGGGACAGCTGCCAATAAACGAGCAGGAGAAACTGTTGGCCGACGTGGAGACTTATAAGCAGTCTATTGAGCGGGAGAATGCTCAGAAGTCTTTTATGGCTTATACAAAGATGATGTGGCCCGGATTTGTTGGTGGGAGACACCATGCCCTCATGGCCAAGAAGTTTGAAGATATTGCCAGCGGAAAAATAAAACGGTTAATCATAAATATGGCTCCCCGCCATACTAAGTCTGAGTTTGCTTCTTATCTGTTGCCTAGTTGGTTTCTTGGGCTAAACCCGCATAAGAAGGTTATTCAGACTTCTAACACTGCGGATCTGGCCGTTGGCTTTGGACGTAAAGTTAGGAACTTAGTGGACTCGGAACAGTATTCACTGGTTTTCCCCGATGTGGCATTACGGCAGGATTCGAAAGCTGCTGGACGCTGGGCAACTAATAAAGGTGGGGAGTATTTTGCTATCGGTGTTGGAGGTACAGTTACTGGTAAAGGCGCTGACCTTTTAATTATTGATGACCCTCACTCGGAGCAAGAAGCTGCTTTGGCGCAGGGAGATCCTAGCGTTTACGATAAAGTTTATGAATGGTATACCTCTGGTCCGCGCCAGCGTCTACAGCCGGGCGGGGCTATTGTGATTGTTATGACTCGCTGGGGAGATAGAGATTTAACTGGCCGAGTTATAAAAGACGCTATGCAAAGAGAGAAAGGTGAAGAGTGGGAGTTAATAGAACTGCCCGCTATCATGCCTAGTGGTACTCCCTTATGGCCAGAGTTCTGGTCATTAAAAGAACTGGAATCTCTACGAGAAGAACTCCCGCTATCTAAATGGAACGCCCAATATCAGCAGACCCCTACTGGAGAAGAGGGTGCTATTGTTAAACGGGAATGGTGGAAGGTCTGGGAGAAGGAGGATCCGCCTAGGTGTGAATTTATTATCCAGTCTTGGGATACGGCGTTTACTAAGAACGAGCGGTCTGACTATTCTGCGTGTGTGACTCTAGGGGTTTTTTACTTTAACGAGGATCCTGAGAACCCTAATATTATTTTGTTGGACTCTTTCCAAAAGAGGATGGAATTTCCTGAATTGAAGGAGAAAGCTCATGCTCACTATATTGAATGGGAGCCAGATGCTTTTGTGGTTGAAGCTAAAGCTGCTGGTGCGCCTTTGATATTTGAGTTGAGAAGAATGGGTATAGCGGTATCGGAATACACGCCGACTAGGGGTAATGATAAATTTGTCCGTTTAAATAGCGTGTCAGATCTATTCAAATCGGGTAAAGTGTGGGCACCTGACACTAGATGGGCGCATGAGTTGATTGAACAAATGGCGGCATTTCCAAATTCAAGCCACGACGACTTGGTTGACGCTTGTGTTCAGGGAATGATTCGTTTCCGGCAGGGCGGATTTTTGCGTCTTGAAACTGATGAACGAGAAGAACTACGTAGCTTCCGTAAGAAGCATGTTTACTATTGAGGATTTAAATGGATATTAGCAAATCACTCTACACAGCACCCCAAGGTATTGAATCTGATGAAGGACCGGGGATTGAAATTGAAATTACTAATCCAGATGATGTCGTCATTGGCATAGATGGAGTAGAAATAGATCTGATGCCAGATAAAGAGACGGCAGATGATTTTGATGTCAACTTAGCTGAATATATGGAAGACAGTGAGCTAGAGACAATTGGCTCAGATATTGTCGAATTAGTAGAGGCGGACATTAACAGTCGTAAAGACTGGGTAGAGATGTACGTCAAGGGCTTAGATGTTCTGGGTATGAAGTATGAAGAACGAACAGAACCTTGGAATGGCGCGTGTGGTGTCTTCTCGACTCTCCTTACAGAAGCTGCTATACGTTTCCAAAGTGAGACGATTATTGAGACTTTCCCTGCGGCTGGCCCGGTCAAGACTGAAATCATTGGGGCGATAGATAGACTGAAAGAAGAAGCGGCTGAGCGTGTTCGTGATGATATGAACTATCAGTTGACTGAAGAAATGCCAGAGTACCGCCCTGAGCATGAGCGTATGTTATTTAACTTAGGCTTGGCTGGCGCAGCATTTAAGAAGGTTTACTACGATCCTACTTTGGGAAGACAGACATCTATCTTTGCTCCTGCTGAAGATGTGATTATTCCTTATGGATCTTCTGGTGCTAGAACGGCTGAGCGTGTTACCCACGTAATGCGTAAGACCAAGAACGAAGTTAAGAAACTTCAGGTGGCTGGCTTCTACCGTGAAATAGAACTGGGCGAACCAGTGGCCATGTTTACCGATGTGGAGAAAAAGAAAGCAGAAGAGCAGGGATATTCTTTAAACGACGACGACCGCTATCAGTTACTGGAAATCCAGATTGATTATGAAATGCCGGGGTACGAAGATGAAAATGGAATTGCTCAACCGTATATCGTTACTATTGATCGCGGAACGAATAAAGTTCTTGCTATTTATCGCAACTGGAATGAAGACGATGAGAAGTGCCTTAAACGACAGCACTTCGTTCAATACGATTATGTACCCGGTTTTGGTGCTTATGGCTTTGGCTTTATTCACATTATTGGTGGTTATGCTCGTGCTGGTACTTCCCTTATTCGCCAGCTTATTGATGCAGGTACGTTAAGTAATTTACCCGGCGGGCTGAAGTCTCGCGGTCTACGGGTTAAGGGAGATGACACTCCTATATCTCCGGGCGAGTTCCGTGATGTTGATGTGCCTAGCGGTTCTATCAAAGATAACATCATGGCTCTTCCGTATAAAGAGCCAAGCCAAGTATTGGCTGGTCTACTAGATAAGATCACAGAAGAAGGGCGTCGCCTCGGCTCAGTAGCGGATATGAATGTATCTGACATGAGTTCTAACGCTCCTGTCGGTACGACGCTAGCTTTGTTGGAACGTCAGTTAAAGACTATGAGCGCGGTGCAAGCCCGTGTTCATTATTCAATGAAGCAGGAATTTAAAATCCTGAAGTCTATTATTAGGGATTACGCACCCACAGATTACGAATACGATCCACAAGGCGGCAACCGTCAAGTCAAGCAATCTGACTATGACATGTGTGAGGTGATCCCAGTATCGGATCCTAACTCTGCAACGATGGCTCAACGCATCATGCAGTACCAAGCGGTCATTCAACTGGCTCAAGGCGCACCACAGATCTACAACTTACCCCTGTTACATCGTCAGATGATTGAGGTTTTAGGGATTAAGAACGCGGACAAACTGGTGCCAAGTAAGGATGATGAGAATCCAAAGGATCCAATTAGTGAAAACATGGGCTTCTTGAAGGGTGAACCTACAAAAGCCTTTATGTATCAGGATCAAGACGCACACATTGCTGCCCATACGACGTTTATGAAAGATCCAATGATTGCGGCGCAGATTGGGCAGAACCCAATGGCTCAACAAATGCAGGCTGCCATCATGGCGCACATAGCAGAGCACTTGGCATTCGCTTATAGACGCAAGATTGAGGAGCAAATGGGTGTTCCGCTCCCTCCACCAGACCAAAAACTGCCAGAAGACGTGGAAGTTCAGCTTTCTCAGCTCATTGCACAGGCTGGAACACAGCTTTTACAGCTAAATATGGCTCAACAACAGCAACAACAGGCTCAAGAGATGGCAAAAGACCCATTAATCCAGATGCAACAGGAAGAATTGAAGATCAAGGCCGCCGATATGCAGCGAAGAATGCAAAAAGATCAGGCAGATCAGGCTATTGCACAGGCAAAACTTGGTATTGAGAACAAACGCATAGATAACGAGACTCAAAGAGAGCAAATGCGCTTGGCTTCTAGCCAGAAAATCAATGAGCAAAAGATTAAAGCGGATGTAATCACCAAAATGACCAAGGAATAGGGATGGCAAAGACGGTTATCGATCTTCTTAGTGAAAAAATCGAAGAGCAAATCAATTTATTGGTTAACTCTTTAAGCGACGGTGTAGCTAAAGACTACGCCGAGTACAGAGATATGTGCGGAGCAATCCGAGGTCTGCGAACTGCACATCGAGAAACTAATGACCTCGTGCGTAAACTAAAGGAAGATGATGATGACTGAATTAAACATGCCTGAGCTAAAAATTGCTCAAACGTTGGATCCACAAGGCCCAATATCGGTACTACCGGGCACAGCGGAGGAAAAGGCTAAACAAGTTCCTGATCCTGCAACATTCCATTTACTCTGTGTTCTACCAGAAGTAGACGAGGAGTACGGGGAGAGTGGTTTGATCAAATCTGCACAATCTATGCAATACGAAGAGTTACTCTCTCCTGTATTGTTTGTTGTAAAGGTGGGACCAGATGCGTATAAAGATGCCAGCCGCTTCCCAAGTGGCCCGTCTTGCAAGCAAGGTGACTTTGTGTTGGTTCGCCCCAACACTGGCACACGTATCAAGATCCACGGCAAAGAGTTTCGTCTAATAAACGATGACTCAGTGCAAGGCGTGGTTCAAGATCCCCGTGGCATTACTCGCGTATAAGGAGTAAATCATGTCCATAGAAAAAACTGAATTTGTATTTCCCGATGAAATAGATTCCAAAAAGGCTGAACCCAAAGAGGAAATTAAAATTGAGATTGAGGGTGAAACAAAAATTGAAGTGGTTGATGACCGCTCCAATGATGAGAAAAACTACCGAAAGGTAGGAGAAACACCTAAACCTCCGGACGAAGAAGAGTTAAGTGAATACAGTGACAAAGTTAAAAAACGTATAGATCACCTGTATAAAGCCTCTAAATCTTCTGACCGTAAGGCTGAAGAAGCTATACGTGAAAGAGAAGAGGCTTTACGTATTGCTCAATTATTAGTTGAGGAAAACAAAAAACTCAAAGGCTCAATGAATCAGAGCCAGACAGCTTTGCTTGAACAGGCTAAAAAAGTAGTTGGTAATGAGGTGGAAGATGCTAGGCGTAAGTACAAAGAGGCTTATGAAGCTGGCAACTCGGATGCTTTAGTTGATGCTCAGGAGGAACTTACTTCTGCAAAAATTAAATTAGATCGAGTAAATAATTTTAAACCTGCTTTACAAAATACCGAAAATGAGGTACAAACTGCACCACGGACTCAAGAGCGTCCGCCAATTGACCAGAAAGCGGCCAGATGGCAGGAAGAAAACTCTTGGTTTGGCGCTGATGATGAGATGACCAGTTTTGCATTAGGACTTCATTCGAAGCTAGTAAAAAACGGGGTTGACCCAAAGTCAGAAGAATACTACGAGAAGTTAAATTCCCGTATG